ACCACTATTTTACCTTGCTGAAGTTTTTATCTTTAATAAATTCCATCTTAGATTGAAACTTATCATCAAGGATTTCACCTTTATGTGATATAACAAAGACATTAGTATCTTCGCCAAACGCATAAATTATTTTCATTAGATTACCAACTCCATCGTGATCCAGTGACGAATCAAATGTCTCATCAAGTATGAGTAAGTTAGTAGCTACTGAATTTTTCATCTTGGCAATCTGACGCCAAGTAAATAATAAGGCCAAATCTATTCTTTGCTTCTCACCTTCTGAAAACGAATCATAAGAAAAGTTATCACGATGACGAGACCGAATAGTTTCAGTAAAACTTTCATCAAGATTAAAATGTACAAAGAAATCTAGAATCTGTAAATACTGATTTGTAAGTTGATTAATAACCGGTAAGTATTGTTTAATAATCTTTGTCTTAATACCGGTATCTTTTAGCATCTCAAGAATGACTGTATTATAAGTTACATCTTCGTTGATGCGTAATTTATTTTCAAAGTGTGCTTCACGTTGTTCTTGTAACTTAGCTAATTCTTCTCTTGCCTTTGCTGTATCACCATCAGTACCTTTAATCTTATCGATCTGATTTGATAATACATTAATACGTTTTTGTAAACTATCTATAACATTATTATTATTTGCAACAGAAGATGTTTTATCTCTTATCTCAGCCGATCTATTATCTAAATCAGTAAGATCTATTTGTACGGCCTCAGCCTCGTCAGCCAAATCGATAAGAGTATCTTGATATATTGCAGCCTTATCTTTAGCAGTTTGTAATTTTTCTTTCTTAAGTTCTGTTGAGATCTCTTGCTCACATGTTGGACATGTATCATGCTTCTCGTAAAACTTAGATTCTTTTACAAGAGTCTTTATCTTAGAATCAAAATCAGCTTTATATTGTAATAGAGATTGTTTTTTGTCATGACGATCTTTAATCTTTTCTTGTAAACCTCTTGACCGTCTTTCTATATACTGAGTAAGTTTAGTGTTATCACTCTGAAGTGTTTCTATCTCAGTACGAGCATCATCTATCTCATCGGTCTTGGACTCAACCTCTGTATCAGCAAGACCTTCAACTTCTTTAATATAATTCTGTTGTAAGTTAATTTTATCTTTAGCTAACTCTAAATCGTAATCAACATCCTTAAGATTATCCTTCAATAAGCTTTGCTTTTCTTTTAGGATCTGATTCATTTTAGAGAATACATTAATGTCCAGAAGATCCTCGATAACATCCCGCCGATGATGCGAAGGGAGCTGCATGAAAGGAATGAAGGAGGAGGATCCCAACACAACAATCTGATGGAAACTTTTATGATTAAGCTTCAGAATGTTTTGTTCGAGGATCTTCTGGTACTCTTTGGCATGAGATGATTGGTTAATCATCGTGCCATCTACATGGATCTCAAACTTACCTGGTTTGATTCCACGTATGATTTTGTATTCTCTTTGACCTATACTAAACTCAACTTCTACTTCACAATTCTTATTGTTAATAGAGTTAACTAGTTGTGGTTTATTAATATTTCGGTGAGGTTTGCCAAACAGAGCGTATGACAAAGCATCTAGCATTGTAGATTTACCGGCACCATTGTGACCGATAACAAGTGTGGTTTTACTGCGAATAAAGTCTATCGTCGTAAAACTATTGCCCGTAGACAAAAAGTTACGATAACGTAACGTCTTAAATAATATCATGCAATTTCTAAAGATTGAGCCTCGGTCATAAGGTTGTACACATCCTTCTTGATACGTTCCTTACTCAGCTCAGTTTCTACTCCATCTATATAAGTATTCAACAATTCTGTTGTGTCTTCAAGGGAGATCTCATCATCTCCAACGTTTGACCCAATAAATTCATCAAAGGTCTCTTGGATCTTTAAATCATGTACTGGTCTATTCTGTATTCTATCAACAAATCGATCAAATGTAAACTGATTTTTTCGATTTATTACAACTATTTTTACAAATTTATTATCTACCTGACTTAGATCGAACTCCATATAATCAGTAGTAGTGTCATCATACCTAATCCTGTGATGCAAAGTATGAGGGTTCCTAATAGCTTCAAGCTCTCTCGTACCCGTGTCCAGAATATGGAAGTATTTGTTGTCGTGTGCGTCATTCCAGAAAAACTCCATTTGACTGCCAAGATATGTTATATTATCTTGAGTTGATTTTGTATGGAAATGTCCTGAGTATACGGCTTCAAACCGTTTGAATAATGATCTGTCAAGACCATGTTCACACTTGATGCCTTTCATCATTTCATAACCAATAATATCAAAGTGACCAGCGAGAATATCGGCTTTACATTCTTTGATAAACTTTATAGATCGTTCTTCGTTGCCAGCATCGATCCATGGTACTAGTGCCATTTGTAGTCCATCATAATCCATAACAATTGGATCATGTATAATATGGACTTCATTCATATAATGACCAAGTAATTCTTTTAAGCTATTCAGTTCACCAGTATTCTTAAAGTATACGTCGTGATTGCCACGAATGATATCCATTGTAATGCCGTGTTGTCGTAACGGTTTAAGAAAGCAATTCCTAATCCTATTAAGACACTTGAAATTAATGAATTTACGATTATCGAAGAAATCACCCAAGTGAACGATATGGCTAATATTGTTTTCCAAAAGATAAGGAAAAAATACATCACTGTAAAATTTCTCTGCGTTATCGAGAAATATGTCAGAAGAATTGCGAGTGCCACAATGGGTGTCATTAATTATTGCTACCTTCATTTTAAAAATTCACTTAGATCAGAATCAACTTTCATCTCACGCTTTTTGCGTTTTTCTTTCTTGACGAATTCTTTGACAGCATCATCTGTAGCTTTTACTTTATCTATACGATCCTTAAGAAAGTCAACAAATTGTTGAGCCACGGTGTTTGCTAATGTATCACCTTCTACTTCAACAAATGTTTCTAAGGCCGAACTAGTGAGATATTTGAGTTTGATGTCTTGTTGCTTTTTCTCTTTAGCAATACGACGGAGAAACGCATACCACGTGATTTGAGTAAAATATGCAAATGCATTTGGTTTTCCAGTTCTTGTTGCGGTTTCTAAATTATAATTTTCTATTGCCTTCAAGCAATTCTCAACAGCATCCATTACCATCTCTTCACGATATGTGTAACGAATAAAGTTTGATTTATGAGATAAGCCTTCGGCTATCTTTAAAAAGCATGATGCTATATAATTTGTTACAATAGGAAGCTGCTCTTCGTTTGCTTTAGCTATTCTAACTTCTTTAACGTATTCTACAACCGCAGTTGAAAAGTCTGCGTTATTTACATAGTGAATACTTTGACGTTTAGTTCTTGCCATAAGTTGTCCTTTCACATATATTATACTATATTATTACGGCGATGTACAATTATTTTTTTAAAAAAAAGATAAAAAAAATGCGTTTTAGGGGTGTACAAACCCTGAAAACTGGTGTATAATAAAAAGAGGTTTTTTGAGGTGGGTGGTATACCCTAGTGTAGTTTACTTTTATCTACCTTAGGAAAGGGTAAAACATTCTCGGCTATTTCCTCTTTCTCTATTTCGTCTAATTCTTCATCAGTTGGACCCTCGTTGAATTTTAAATATTCATCAAGTGTTTCTCTGTAATTACTTAATATCTCTCTCGTAGGATTTGCTTGAGCCACTATCATATCTGCATTGAGTGCAATGCTATATCCTTCTTCTATTTGTCCTACCATAAACGGCCTTAGGGTACATAGCCTCATGGCACCTGTTGGAGATTGTAAAAATACAATTTCGAATGTATTCTTAATTACAATAGTTGCATTATGATCGTCATCCCATTGAATGATTTCGCACAAAACTTCTTCGCCACTAGTTAACTTTAGATGTATTATTTCTTCATGTGTCATGGTTTAAACTCGATCTCATATATTTTATAGTTAAAAGATTCTCGTGAATATATCTTAATTCGTTCTGCGCTATGCATTAGCGTGTAGTTCTTACGTCCTTTCCAATGCAGGTCGTCCGCCAGGTCAAAGAGCTTCGTAGTCCTAGAATCATCCGATTGTCTAAGTCCTCTTCCAATTGATTGCAAGACTTTAATTTGAGATTTTGAGGGAGAGGCAAAAATAATATTATGCAAATTACGAATATTGATCCCAGTGCTAAACGTACCCAATGAGGCAACGATAATTGCATTTTTTTGTTTCTCCACTATTTTACGAATTGCTTCCCTATCAGCCGTCTCAACATCACCTGATACGTAAAAAACTTTTCGCCTTTCATGTGCATTAGACTTAATTAAATTATATAACGGCTTTCCATGTTTATCTACGAATTGAAATAATATAAGAGTATTACCGTTTTGATCTAATGCAAGATTATTTATAAACTTATTTCTAGCTTCATTTGTAACAATATAATCTATTTCATCATGATATTCTTTTTTGCCAAAAGATTTTCTTACATCTTCAGGATACTTTAATAGTAACACATTAATTTGTAAAGGTGCTAGTGTCTTATCCTCTTGTAATTTTTTAGTAGTTGTAACGTTATATACTTTACCAAATAAACCTTCTAGTACAAGCCTATGTGTTTGTGTACCATCTAATGTACCGGTTGTACCAAATCTATATTCTGCCTCTCGGCATTTATTCATAATAGATGTAAGAGACTTAGATTTAAATCCATGGCATTCGTCACCAAATACTGTACTAAACTGTTCGAACCATGAACCAGGTAATTTGTAAATAGATTGCCAAGTAGAAATAAATATTCTTTCCTTCATATTCATCTTAGGTTTACCAGAATAGATTCTATGGCATTCGTTCTCTACCGCAAAATCTTGATCGTAATACGAATAGTCTTCAAAGTCAGAATACATCTGTTGTACAAGAGAAGTCGTAGGTACAATAATCAAGCATTTTTTATTTGTCTTCTCTAGTAGATATCTCATTAATACGTATATAATAAGTGATTTACCAGAACCAGTAGGACTTAATAATATGGAGCGTTTTCTATGTAGTCCTTCGCATATTGCTTCTATCTGGTAATCACGAGGATTAATTCGCTTACCTTTTGTGGATATAGACAATCCGTTGATAAAGCCACTAAGCTCTGCGGG